GTCACAATACTAAGTTGGAAAACGCTGAAGCTAACGAAGGTTCGGAAGAAATCAAGGAAGGCGAAATGCCAAAGGCTGCTCTTGACGCTCTTAAAAAGCATAAAGAAAAGTCTGAGGATAAAGAACCAGCAAAAGACAAGAAAGAAGTTGAAGAAACTTTGGACGCTGGTGAAGATTCTAAAATGGCAGATAAGAAAAAAGAAGTTAACCAAAAAACAGCAAATGTTTCTGAAATGGGTATGAAGTCAGCTTCGTACAAAATGAAGAACGCTTCTTACAAAATGAAGAAAGAAGAAACTGCTGAACATGTTAACGCTTTAATCGCTGGACAAGATGACTTATCCGAAGAATTTAAAGAAAAAGCTGCTACCGTATTTGAATCAGCTGTAAACTCTAAAGTTAAAGAGATTGCAGAATCAATGGAAGCAGAGATTAACGAAATAAACGAGCAAGATGTTGCTAAGCATAAAGAAGAACTGACTGAAAAAGTTGACAGTTACCTATCATATGTCGTTGAAGAGTGGATGAAAGAAAACGAAATCGCTCTTGAAAGAGGTATTAAAGGTGAAATCGCTGAAGACTTTATCACAGGTCTTAAAAAACTTTTCGCTGAGCACTACATTGATGTTCCAGATGAAAGATACAATGTGCTTGAAGACCAAGCAAATAAAATTGAATCTTTAGAAAAGAAACTCAATGAGCAAATAGAAAAAAATGTTGAATTAAACAAGGACAATGCAGACAAAACTCGTACAGAAATTATGAGTGAAGTTGCAAGTGGTCTTGCTGATACAGCAAAAGAAAAATTTGCTAAACTTGCCGAAGAAATTGAATGGTCTAACGCAGACACTTTTAAAACTAAATGTGAAACTATTAAAGAATCATATTTTGGTGTTAAAGAAGAAGTCAAAGACTCTTTACATGATGTGGCGGCTGATGGTGAACTTTCTAACGAAGATTTATCAAAAGCAATGGCTGCTTACACTGCCGCTATAAGCAAAACAAAAGATATGAAAATATCTTAGTATAACCGGACAAAGGGAGAAAAATAAAATGTACTTATCCGAAACACACGAAAAAAAATGGCAGCCTGTGTTAGAACATCCAGATTTACCAAAAATCGGAGATTCTTACAGACGAGCCGTTACATCTGTTATTCTTGAAAACCAAGAAAGAGCAGCTAAAGAAGATTCAGCATTTTTGAGCGAGGCTGCGCCTACAAACGCAACTGGTTCAAACATTTCTAACTGGGACCCAATCCTAATTAGTCTTGTAAGAAGAGCAATGCCAAATCTTATCGCTTACGATATCGCAGGCGTACAACCAATGACTGGTCCAACTGGACTAATCTTTGCAATGAGAAGTAGATACACTAATCAAACAGGTGCAGAAGCAATGTTTGACGAAGCTGATACAGACTTCTCTGGAAGAAATGCCGCTGGTTCAGCTGTAGATGGTTATTCTACTACTGCTCACGCAGGTACTAATCCAGGTGCTCTAAACGATTCACCATCTGCTGGTACTTTGACAAAAGGTACAGCAATGTCTACAGCAGCTGCTGAAGCATTAGGTGATGACTCTGGAAACGCTTTCGCTGAAATGGCATTCTCAATCGAGAAATCGACTGTTACTGCTAAATCAAGAGCGTTAAAAGCAGAGTACACAATGGAACTTGCTCAAGACTTAAAAGCAATCCATGGTTTAGACGCTGAAACTGAACTTGCAAATATCTTATCTGCTGAAATCCTTGCGGAAATCAACAGAGAAGTTGTAAGAACAGTTTACACAAACGCAGAGAAAGGTGCTGCTACAAACACAACTACAGCAGGTATCTTTGATTTAGATACAGACTCAAACGGAAGATGGTCTGTTGAAAGATTCAAAGGACTTATGTTCCAACTTGAAAGAGATGCGAACAGAATTGCACAAAGAACAAGAAGAGGAAAAGGTAACATGATTATCTGTTCAGCTGATGTTGCTAGTGCGCTTCAAATGGCTGGTGTTTTAGATTACACACCTGCTCTTAACAACAATTTGAATGTTGATGACACAGGCAATACTTTTGCTGGTGTTCTTAACGGCAGATTCAAAGTATACATTGACCCGTATAGTGCAAACAGCTCAGCAACACAATACTATGTTGTTGGTTACAAAGGTACTTCACCTTATGACGCTGGTATGTTCTATTGTCCATATGTTCCACTACAAATGGTGAGAGCAG